ATGACGAGCACGAAAGCCGCTGTCAAATTTGCGGCGGCAATCGAGTCGCTGTATATGGGCTCCCAGCCCGACGCGGCAATTGACGAGGCGCTCGCCCTCCCGTCCGGCGCGGCCCTCATGTGGCGCGTGCTGAACGGCTGCCCGCCCAATGAGGCGGGGCGGCGGGGCGGCCGCCGGCAGTCGGTGAACCTGCCCGGCCTGTTCCGCCTCCACGCCCAGGGCCTGACCGACGGCGCGATTGCCCGCAGCCTGGGCGTGAGCCGCAATTCGGTCTACCTCTGGCGCAATAAGCTGGGCCTGCCGCCCAACGGCTGAGCCGTATGCCCCCGTACAATGCCATTCAGGGAAGGCGCTGCGCGTACTTTCTACCCTAAAGCTGTCATTCAGATGCGGTACGCACAGCGCAGCCGCCGGCGGCTTTGCCGCCTTACGGATGCGGCGTACCCCTTGCGGGTACACCGGCGAAGAAGCCCCTTTTCAGGGGCTGGTACTTCTATTGAAGGGGATTCTTGACGGTGAATTGTCCCGAAGGGGCAAGAGAGACCGCCCTGGGGCGCACCAGTCCGAGGGGCCGCCGCTGCGCGGTCCATACGCGGCAGGGGCAGCCCCGCCAAACGGGAAGCGGCCGTCGGCGCCACACAGCGCCGACGGCCGCCCTGTCCTTTTTCAGTGTTCTCCCGCGCCCGCCCGCAATGCCTCAATCCCGCACGCCCGGAGCGTCTCGGGGCTGAAACAATCCGACCCGGGGCGCAGGCAGATTTTCCCGCTCTCCTTCTCAAACAGGCATTCATCCCTGTCAAGCACCTCTAAAAGCGCGTTTACAGGGTACTTCCGAAACAGGTGGCAGACAAACCGCAGGACAACGTTCAGCGTTTCGGGGATGTTGCGCTCCTTGTCCAGGCGGAACGAAACAGACTGCTCATAGGGGAAATCCCTCTTCAAAATGGCGGATTCATATACGCCAGGGTACATGCCGCCCTTGCGAACAATATGAAATACCAGAAAGCCCACCGGCTCGAACACTCCGCCAAATACGACGACCTGCTCGCTCACCCTCTCCGGAACAGTGTCACCGGCGCTCAGGCCGAAGAAGGCCGCAAGCTCCTGCCCCAGCTCCTCTGCGGTGATGAATTCCTCCCCGGCCATATAGTCCATATCAATCGACATCAAAAGCCCCCCCTTTCTCACGGATAAATATGCGTGACCGTACCGCTGCGCACAACCAGGACCTCTTCCAGCTCAAATAAAATGTAATCGTTCAGCTGCCGGACCAACTGCTCCAGGTCCCCATCCCAGTCGTCCAGACTCAAAACAATCCGCCTTGTCTGCCCCCTTGATAGCTTTTTTTGAATCCCTATCCAGATGCCCCTCGCACTCTGCCCTGCCTGCGGTGAATAGCAGTCAAAAATCCTGCCCTCGATGCGGTAATCCGGCTTTTTAGCGCCCCCGGTCTCCGGCTGCTGCTCTACTGCATATCCCCACTGTGCCAGCGTCCGGGCGGCCTCATTTTCCCTGGTGATGGAGCGTCTCGTCGATTCATTCATTTTGCGATAAAGCTGAGACGGCCTTCCCCCCGGAGCTGCATCGGGGTCGTAGACCCCACTGGGGGAGATTGGCTGATAGTCTGTTTCAATAAGACCACTATCCCCAATATCAAAGCCGTCCGCAGCATCCGTTTCATCGTTCCCAGGCCCCCTTACGCTGGACTCCTCGTCTCTCCAGCCCTCCTCCAGGGCCCGCCGCTCCCCGGCGTCCAGGGCCGCGCCCTCCCCGCCGGGCGGGGTCCTTCCGCCCTCCGCATACGCGCCCCGCACGCCCTCCATGACGGCGTCCAGCTCGGCGATATAGCCGTCAAAGTCGGTGAAAACGCCTCCGAACTCCGCCCGCGCGTGCTCCGGGTCCGCCTTGTAATAGCCCCAAACCAGGGCATTCATTTCGTCATATGCTGTCTTAATTTCTGCCGGGCTCAGGTCAAAAAAGCTTTTGCCTCTAAATCGACTGTTTAAAATAGCATCCATAACTTTTTTTGCAGTTTTATCTCGGTAGTTGATTCTGCCTCCGACGTCATCCAAAAGTGCCTGATATTCCGAACTCCCCCGTTGTTTGACGGCGTGTACCACCTCATGGTGTCCTACCACATCCGCCAATGCATCCGGGATCGAATCAGAGAGATAGATCACGCCATCGCTTGTAACGGCCCACGCTCCTGGAAATTTTTCTTTCAGCACCGCGCCGTCAACCGTGTAAACATCCGATATGTAGCCTTTGGCCTGCTCTCCTGCCCGTACAGACGCCTGATTCAGCGGTCGCTCGACGATGTGTCCTTTTGACCAATCGGCGACGGGTCTTTTTTCGCGGCTTCCTCCATCAGCTTTTCCAGATGCAAGCTCTCCTCCGGGGACAGCTCCCTGGACTTCACCCCGTACATCATCTCCAAAAGCTGGTCCAGCGACAGCGGTTCTCTCTGCTCTCCCATGTTCAATACCCCCCCTCTTCTACGTGTCCTTCGGCCCAGGCTGGGAGTCTCGCTCCAGCACCTCCACCTCGTCCCGGTGCTTCCTGTATTCCTCCATTCTCCGAACCACCGCCTCACGGTATTCCGGCGTCAGTGGCTTCGGGTCCTCGATTTTCACCCCGTACATCCGCTCCAGGAACTCCTTGTAGCCCGGTAAGGGCCTCTTCTCCTCTTCCATATCCGCCCGCCTCCTTTGCTCCATTGTAGGGCCCGGCGGCCCTCACGCCGGGCTCCTCGTCTCTCCAGCCCTCCTCCAGGGCCCGCCGCTCCCCGGCGTCCAGAGCCGCGCCCTCCCCGCCGGGCGGGGTCCTTCCGCCCTCGGCATACGCGCCCCGCGCCCCCTCCATGATGGCGTCCAGCTCGGCGATATAGCCGTCAAAATCGGTGAAAACGCCCCCAAACTCCGCCCGCGCGTGCTCCGGGTCGGCCTTGAAGTGTCCCCAGACCAGGGCGTTGAGCTCGTCGAAGACCGTATCTACTTCGCTGGGAGAGAGGTCGAAAAAGCCTCTCTCACCAAACCGGCTTTTTCGTACGGTGTGCAAAACAAAGTCAAGGGAGGGACTTTGGAAATTCAACCTTCCGCCCACAGCTCCCAGGAATGCCTTATACTCCACGCTCCCTCGCTGCTTGACTGCGTGTACCACCTCATGGTAAGAAACAGTATCAACCATATCTGCCTCTATTGCGTCGGACAGGCAGATCGTCCCGTTACTGGTCATAGCAAGCGCGCCGGGATTTAGCTGTTTCAGGGCACTGTCCTCCACCACGATGGTGTCGGGGATATAAGCGCCCGCCAGCTCTGTGCCGCGGACCGCCGCAGGATTCCGGGGGTTCTCAACTACGTGTCCTTCGGCCCATCCTGGGATACTTTTCGTTCCTCGTGCTGTTTCCGATATTGCTCCAAGAACCGTCTTGCTTCCGCCAGCTCCTCCGGCGTCGGCTCCGGGATTTTCACCCCGTACATCCGCTCCAGGAACTCCTTGTAGCCCGGTAAGGGCCTCTTCTCCTCTTCCATAGCTGACCGCCTCCTTTGCTCCACTGTAGGGCCCGGCGGCCCTCACGCCGGGCTCCTCGTCTCTCCAGCCCTCCTCCAGGGCCCTCTGCTCCCCGGCGTCCAGGGCCGCGCCCTCCCCGCCGGGCGGGGTCCTTCCGCCCTCGGCATACGCGCCCCGCGCCCCCTCCATGATGGCGTCCAGCTCGGCGATATAGCCGTCATAGTCGGTGAATACCTCGGCAAATTTCGCCCTGGCATTTTCGGGGTCCGCCTTATGAAACCCCCATACCACCGCGCTCAGCTCGTCATAGGCCGTTTTCAATTCCCCGGCACTAAGGTCCAGCAAATCTTTCCCGCCAAATCTGCTGCGCAAAATAACGCCCAGCACTTCGTCCGCCTTGTCGCTTAGCGGGTTAATGCGCCCTCCGATATCTTCCAGGAAGGCGTGATACTCCGCGCTTCCCCGCTGCTTGACCGCGTGGACCACCTCATGGTATCCGATTGCATCCGCCAACGGCTCAGGAATCGCATCTGAGAGGTGAATCACCCCGTCGCTTGTGATGGCCAACGCGCCGGGGGAACGCTTCTTCAGGGCCGCATCCTCAACCGTATATACGTCGGGTATGTAGCTGCTTGCCCGTTCACCCGCCCGTACAGACGCCTGATTCAGCGGTTGCTCGACGATGTGTCCTTTTGACCAATCGGCGGCTGGTCTTTTCTCGCTGATTCCTCCACCAGTTTCCTGATATGGGCTTTCTCCTCCGGCGTCAACTCCCTGGGCTTCACCCCGTACATCGCTTCCATAAACTCCTCGAAGCTCAGCGGCTCCTTCTTCTCTTCCATAACCGACCGCCTCCTTTGCTCCATTGTAGGGCCCCACGCCCCCGCGTCAAGCCCGCTCCCCGGCAGGAATACCGCGCCGACCATCCGGGCATCCTTCCCCTTGACACCCTGCCCCTCCTGGGGTATGATGGTGTCAGAAGAAAGCTCGGGCTCCGTCGTCTTGGACGTAGAGGTGTGGGTCTCCTCGGAGATATTCACCCCGGAGGAGGAGCTTTCTTTTTCTTTTACATAGAGCGTTCTGCCCTCAAAAGTCCCCCTCCCGGAATTGTCAAACTGGATGTACACGGCGGTTCCGTCAGGAAGCATCTTTTCATAAATTACGCCCTGCCGGTATGGAGAGCTCTTCTCTATGTTCCCAGGGCGTACCACATCGGGGTGCGCCACCACATCGGGAAGCGCATCAATAATCGCAGCCGTGAGCGGAGCGTTTCCCTTCCTGATTTCACCCTCCGCGTCTCCATGGGTGTCCATAATATGCTTCACGCCATCGTTTGTCACAATGAAGTCCCGCGCCCCGATCTCATACCCGAGAATGTCTCCAACCTTTGCCGCAGTCTCCCCATCCATTTTTCCGAGGTACAGCTTTTCCAGCTTCGCATCCGGCTTTCCTTTTCTCCCGGAACGCCATTTGTCAAAGAATGCCGATACGCTGGAGTCGATCCCCGCGATGATATTTCGGAAGGTCTTACCCTCATATCGTATCGCATCGGCCTCCATCGGCGTATACCCCACCGCCTCCCCCATGGAGGCGGTTTTTTACCGCCCGGCGGCCCTCACGCCGGGCTCCTCGTCTCTCCAGCCCTCCTCCAGGGCCCTCTGCTCCCCGGCGTCCAGGGCCGCGCCCTCCCCGCCGGGCGGGGTCCTTCCGCCCTCGGCATACGCGCCCCGCGCCCCCTCCATGATGGCGTCCAGCTCGGCGATATAGCCGTCATAGTCGGTGAAAACGCCTCCGAACTCCACCCGCGCGTGCTCCGGGTCCGCCTTGTAATAGCCCCATACCACCGCGTTCACTTCATCAAATACCTTATCCAGCTCTACGTCTTTCAGTTCCATGAAGACTTTCCCGGGGAAGCGACTATCCACGATTGCCTTTAAAAACTCTTCTTCCAAGTTTGTATTTTTGTAGTTGAGCAGTTCCCCGGTCTTGTCTACGAACGCACGATATTCAACGCTTCCACGCTGCTTGACAGCGTGCACAACCTCGTGATAACCGATTGGGTCCGCCAGTTCATCAGGAATGGCGTCAGAGAGCAAAACAGTCCCATCGCTGGTCAGCGCCCACGCGCCCTCGTGCCGAGCCTTCAAAACAGCATCCGGCACAACAGCGATGTCAGGCACGTAGCCCTTAGCAATCTCCTGCGCCCGGACTGAGCCGGGATTTGTCACATTCTCGACTACGTGTCCTTCGGCCCAGCTTGGGAGTCTTTTTGCTTCTGTTTGCTCTGCCTGTAAAGCTCCAATCGCTGCTGTATCTGCTTTCGCTCCTCCGGCGTCGGGTCCGAAATTTCCACCCCGTACATCCGCTCCAGGAACTCCTTGTAGCCCGGTAAGGGCCTCTTCTCCTCTTCCATAGCCGACCGCCTCCTTTGCTCCATTGTATGGCCCCGCGGCCCCCGCGTCAAGCCCGCTCCCCGGCAGGAATACCGCGCCGACCATCCGGGCATCCTTCCCCTTGACACCCGGCCCCGCCCGGGGTATAGTGTCCATAGGAGACGGTGATGCCTCACCGCGGAATGCCTGACGTTCCGCTGCCGGGGTGTTGCCGTCTCCCTTTTTCGGCGTAAGCGTAATGGTCTCCGGCGAGAAGTAGTAGAGCACGTTCTCCGTCGGACCAGCCTTTTCCTGCTGGACCAGGCGCACCCGCATATCCACAAGCGTGGGCGTGCCGTCGATGTAGACCGTGGTCATCAAATGGTCGATGCCGTTGATCTGCGGCCTGCCCTTTCGGTCCCCCTCGCTCTTAAAATACACGCCGTTGTTCGCAATGCGCTCCAGATGTTCCATGATGGCGGCGGACTCAATCGGGACTGGTCCGCCGTCCGCGACGCTGAACATCTTGTTCAGCGTCGCCTTGGTGATTTTCAAGACGTACTCCTCGCCGTTGCGGAAAACGTTGCTCGCGGGAATGAACGCCGCGCTGTGTCTATCGAGCCCGAGCCGTTCTCTCGCCCTCTCTATGACCGTGTCGCGGATATGCCCGCCGTCCTGGGGAAGGGTCCCGCCATTGAGCTGCGCCACCTCGTCAAGCGAGAGGTTGATAACCGGCACCGTCGGCAGTTCCACGTTCTGCGGCCGCTCCGCCCGATATTCCGCCGCCTCCCCCGTGGAGGCGGCTTTTTGCCGCCCGGCGGCCCTCACGCCGGGCTCCTCGTCTCTCCAGCCCTCCTCCAGGGCCCGCCGCTCCCCGGCGTCCAGAGCCGCGCCCTCCCCGCCGGGCGGGGTCCTTCCGCCCTCGGCATACGCGCCCCGCGCCCCCTCCATGATGGCGTCCAGCTCGGCGATATAGCCGTCATAGTCGGTGAAAACGCCTCCGAACTCCGCCCGCGCGTGCTCCGGGTCCGCCTTGTAGTAGCCCCAAACCAGGGCATTCAGTTCATCGTAGACGGTTTTCAGCTCAACGTCGTTAAGTTCCAACAGGTCTTTCCCGGCAAATCGGCTCTTTACCACTGTATCCAAAACGAACACCGCCTGATCTGCGGAGAAATTGACTCTATCATCCAGCCGGCTCAAAAATGCGCGATAAACTTCACTGCCTCTTTGCCGTACCGCATGAACGACTTCATGGTAGCCGACGGGCTCCGCCAGCTCGGGCGGTATTTTGTCGGAGAGAAGAACCGTTCCTCCGCTGGTCAATGCCCATGCGCCCTCGTGTTGTCCCTTCAGTGCAGTGTCCGATACGACAACAACACCATCAATGAAGCTGCGGGCGGCCTCTTGTGCTCGAACGGTGCCGGGGTTAGAGGCTTTCTCGACTACGTGTCCTTCGGCCCAGGCTGGGAGTCTCGCTCCAGCACCTCCACCTCGTCCCGGTGCTTCCTGTATTCCTCCATTCTCCGAACCACCGCCTCGCGGTATTCCGGCGTCAGTGGCTTCGGCTCCTCGATTTTCACCCCATACATCCGCTCCAGGAACTCCTTGTAGCCCGGTAAGGGCCTCTTCTCCTCTTCCATAGCTGACCGCCTCCTTTGCTCCATTGTAGGGCCCCATGTCCCCCGCGTCAAGCCCGCTCCCCGGCAGGAATACCGCGCCAACCATCCGGGCATCCTTCCCCTTGACACCCGGCCCGTCTTGGGTTATAGTGGGGTCAGAAGATGGCGCAGTATCCGTGCTACGAACGCTGGTCGCGTGACGGCCAGCCGTGGATGCTGCGCCATCGTTCTTTTTTGTCACTTCTATGGTCTCTGGGGTGAAGTGATACAGCCGATTTCCTCCGCCGGCTTTTTCATCCTCCACACGAACACGCATATCAACCAGATATGGAACTCCGTCGATATATACCGTGGTCATGAGATGGTCATACCCGGCAATCTGCGCCCGCCCGCGCCGGTCTCCTTCGCTACTGAAATACACGCCGTTTTGGGCAATGCGCTCTAATTGGCTTAGAACTGCGATGCTTTCCAACGGAACCACCCGCTCTGGATAGCTGCTGGCGGATAGCATTTTATTTAGTGAGGATTTCGTTATTTTAATTACATAAGCGTCCCCATTTCTGGTCACATTGCTGGCTTCAATATAGGCGGCCGGGTTCTTATCCAGGCCGAGACGTGCCTCCGTTTTCTCCAGTGCTGCTTTCCGGATGTAGTTCCCGGCCTTGGGCATGACCCCTCCGTTCATATCCGCCACCGTCTGCATCGACAAATTGATAACCGGCACCGTCGGCAGTTCCACGTTCTGCGGCCGCTCCGCCCGATATTCCGCCGCCTCCCCCGTGGAGGCGGCTTTTTGCCGCCCCTCCGTCTGGGTATCGGCGGCCCCCGGCATGAGCTCCACGCCGCCCAGCCGCCCGCCCAGGTACTGCTTCCCACGGACCGCGCCGCCCATGATGCCGCCGGACAGCGCGCCGCCCGCGCCCGCCCAGGCCACCTGCCCCACCAGGTCCAGGTAGGCCCGCCGCCTGGCCTCTTCCCTGCCCATGCCCTGGGCCTCGTAATCCCGCACGGCCAGCTCAAAGCCGGAGCTTCCGCCCATAATGGCCGCGTCGGAGAGGATGTTGGCAATTTCGGTAAAGGTCTCCTCGCTGGCCTCCACCCCCGCCTGCTTCAGGGTCTCCCGCAGCAGGTCCTTAGCACCCCCCACCGTCTTGGCACTCAGCAGATGGTCAATGCTGAACTTCTCGAAGACCGCCTCGGCGGCCCCCGCCGCCAGCCCGCCCAGAAGCACCTGACGGTTGGTCCCGCCCCGGGCCATAATGTCCCGGGCCTGGTTGGACGCGGCGCCGGCCCCCATAAAGTAGGTGGCTGCGGGTCCGAATGCGGCAATCTGGGCCGCGCTGTCTGCAATGCTCATCCCCGTCTGGTAGAGGAAGGAGGCCGCGTTCTGCCCTGCAATCTCCCAGACGGTGTTTTTCTCAATCTCCTCAGCCACCGTCCCGCGCAGCGTCCGCACCAGATTGGTTGCCTCCATGGCGTAGGGGTCCAGAGGCACGTAGCTGGAGAGGTCCTTTTCGTCGCTGTTCGGCCCCATGCTCCGCAGCGCCGCGTCCAGGAAGTCCAGCCCCTGGAGCGGGGAGGCCAGCACGCTCGCCGCCGATGAAAGAACGGGATGTTCCCTGGCCGCCTCCTGCCGCTCCTCCATCTTCCGGGCGTACTCCTCCGCCTCTTTCCTGGTCCGCTCATAGCCGGAAATGCGGCTGTAGTTGTAGCCCCGCCTCTTCAGCTCGCCAATGGCCTCGGTCTGCACATCCCGGGTCTCCAGGTCCGTTCCCAGCAGTGCGGTCAGGTCGTTCATATACTGCGCCGTCGACCCGGATTTCTCCGGCGACACGCCGAACCGCTCCCGAATCTGCGCTACAGCGGCGGGGTCCCCCTCCGGGGCGCCGCCGTTTTGCAGTGCGGACAGGATACGCCCGATTACCACGTCCGGCGCTCCCGCCGTCCCGGCCTGCTCATAGAGCGTCCCGCTCTCGGGCTGCCGCGCCAAACGGGCAAGCTGCTCCTCGTTGTCCGCGGCGTAGTAGTTCCAGTGCTGTCCCGCCAGTTCCCGGTCGGTATCCGCAAGCTCAGCCTCCACCCTTTTCAGAGCGTCCGCCGCAGATTCTCCGGGCTTCATATCCACCTTGTCCAGCCAGGCCCCCTCGTAGCGGCCCTGTGCCCGCTGGAGGATGCTTCTCTGCCGCTCCAGCTCATCCCGCCTGGCGCTCTTGTCCTCCACGCCGTCTCTCAGCGCGTCGGACGGCCTCCACAGGCCCTTCATCTGGGCCTGTACGTTTTGAACCTCCTGTGGACTTGCAAGCGGCTCTCCGGGGCTGTTATCAATGCGGTTAAAGGTCGGCAGCGTCAAAACCGATTTTCTCCGTACCGCGGGGAGCTGCAATTCCTCCGCGCCGACGGCGCGAATCTGCGGCCCCCCGCGGCCAAACTTCCCGGTACTCATCACCTCGCCGCCCGCGCCGCCGGCAGTCGGAGCGGTGGCCGACACGGCCCCCGGCACCATGCTCGCGCCTCCCAAGCGTCCGCCTGTGCTCTTGGCGGCATCCAGCCGCCGGGAGATGGTCGGCAAACGATTCTCTCCGCGCTGGCCGCCGACCTGAGCGAGACCCGATTGGCTTCTTTTCGCTGCGGCGATGCGCTCTTGAATTGTCACGGCAGCACCTCATCAATACCCGATTGACCGCAAAATAAAGTCCGCCTCTGCATCGGTAATTGCGCCGGTTTTCAATGCCTCATCCACCTTGGCGGCAATGCTTCCTGCCGATGCATTGCCCCGTGCGGCGCTGGACAGGATGCTCTGTGCCGCCGGTCCGCACTGGGAAATGTCCGTAATTGTGCCGCCCTGGGCAGTCTTCTCCTCCTGTTGCCAGGGCTCGCCCATATAGTACTGCCACGCGGCCCGGACGGCGGGGGTGATGTTCCCGCTTTCCACGGCGTTCATCATGTTGGCGTAGGTGAGCACCGGCTTCTCCGGCCCGCCTGTTCCCCCCGAACTGCCCCCGCCGCCCGTGCCCGCCGCCTGGGCCGCCGCGGGCTGCTTCCGGTACTCATAGGCGTCCTTCATGCCCTGAATCTGCTCGTCCGAGTAGCCCAGGGCCTTATAGCCGGAGAAGTCGCCGTACCGGGCCAGCTCCTGGGCCTGCTGGTAGGCCCACTGCCGGTTCCACTGCCCTTCCCCGCTCTGGAACTGCTGGTTCCACTGCTGGTTGGAGATATCCGCCTGCCCCTGCTGGAACTGCATCTGCTGCCGCTGGAGGTCCATCTGGGCCTGCCACTGCATCTGCTGCCGCAGGGCCTCGTCCTGGCGGACCTTCTCCTGGTAGAGCTGCTGGGCCAGCTCGTAGTTCCCCTGGGCCTCGGCCTGGGCGATGGCATTGTTGTAGTCGGTCTCCATTTGGCTGCGCTGGAGCTCCAGGTCCGCCATGGTGGACGCCTCCGCCTGGCCGATGCCGGAGAGGCTGTTCTGGAGCGCGTTGCCCATCGCCAGCATGGCCTGCCCGCCCGCGCCGGAGTTGAGGCCCTGGGCGGCGGCGTACTCGGCAAAGGCCCGCTTGCGCTGCTCGGACTGGCCCGCCGCCTGGTTCCGGGCGCTCTGGTACTGGGGGGCGATGCCCGCCTGAGTGCGGTCCAATCCGGCCACATTCTTCTCGTAGGCCGCCCGGAGCGCCGCCAGCGCCGCCTCCCGCTGGGCCCTGTTCATGGCCTCGATATAGTCCGAGTAGTCGTTGACGCCGCCGGTCTGCGGCCCCTGCGGCTTGGGCTGCTCCGCCGCACCGCTCCATGTGCCGGTGCCGGAATCGAAGTTCACCGAGCCGCCCATGAGACCCGCCAGATACTTATTCCGCTCCTCAAGCTCCTTTTTGGCCGCATCATCCGCTGTATGCCACTTCGCGGAATTGTCGTTCATCTCCTGCCGCCACTGTTCCTGCTGGCTGGTGCTGGTCTGTACTCCGGCGGCGGAACCCTGGAAGCCGCTGGGCAGGCCGCCGGAGGACGGGATACCGCCCCCGCCGCCGGAGCCGCCCCCGGAGGGCCTGCGGTTGGGGGCGGTGGTCCATGTGCCGCTCTTGTCGTCAAAGCTGGACGTGCTGCCGCTCATGCTGTCAATCTGTTTTTGGATCTCCTGGTTGGCCGCGTGCAGCCGGTCCCTGTCCGCCTGGCTCGCCGTGTGCCACGCCGCAGAATTGGCCTTTTTCTCCGCCTCAAGCTGCGCGAGCGTCTTTGCCATAATCGTTCCCTCCTCAAAAATGGATGGGGCGCCGGACCTCGTCGGGGCAAAGTCCGTTCCATTCGCAACGGCCTGCGGGAGAGGGCATTCCTCACTCCGCTCATCTCCGGCCTAAGAGCCGCCTTCGGCGGTTGGCCTCCGAAACGCGCCTGCGGGCGCAGCCTTGCCCCTCCTCTCCCCGCAGAGCCCCTGTGGCTTTGCGGGGCCCCCAAAAGTCCGGCGCCCCCTATTTTTTACTCCTTCTCCTCGTGCAGCTCGTCCAGCCGCTTGTGGGCGGACTTGGCGGAGGCCTCCACCAGAGCCATGCGCTCCACGAGGTTGTTGTGCTTCTCCACCTTCTTCTCCAGCTCCTCAATGCGGAAGTTGGTGAGCTTGTTGGAGGCCAGCACGCCGAAGAACGACCCGCCCAGCGTCCCCAGCAGGGCCAGGAGGGCCACTGCAATTTCCGGCTCCATCCCTACTCCCCCTTGTTAAGCTGCTTATATGCCTGATGCACGCCCGTGGCCGCAAGGCCGGAGACGACGCCCACGGCAGCGGCGGTCATGCAGTCCGCGGCGGGGAAGTCCGGCATGACGAACATGCCCGGCGCGCCCACGATAACGGGGATATGCTTGTTGTCCAGCCCGGTCGCCTCGACGAGCCGCCCCGCCAGGAAGCAGATGACCGTGACGACGGCCACCCCGCCGATGCCCGGGGAAGAAACGTCCATACTCCGCGCCTCCTTTAAATACAAAATCCAACCGACACTCCGGCCGTGCCGCTGGCCAGGGTGGAGCCGTTCCCGCCCTGCGCGTCCACGGAGCAGAAATGCACCCCGGTGCCGATATGCGGCGAGCGCAGCCACCACACCGACGGGGAGCCCCCCGCCGTCTTGATGCGGGCGGCGTCGGAGCGGAAGAGCGGGTAGAGCGTCCCCTCCCCCTCGGCCGAGACAAAGGTGGACCCCCGCACCTCCACCTCCGAGAAGAGCCACAGCTTATCCGACGTAACCTCGATATGGGAGCTTCCGTAGCCGTCGTAGGTCTTTTTCTGGGCCTGCTTAATGAGCGCCCGGAGGTCGGAGGGCAGCTGTCCCAGCAGTGTGGGCATCCACGCGCGCATGGCGGACTGTCCCCAGCCGCCGCTGCTCGAGGCCGAGCCGTTCATCTGCCTGCCCGCGTTCAGGCATTTGCTCATGCCCAGCGTCAGCGGCGCCTTGCCGCCGCCCGCCAGGTCGTCATGGTCAAAGTCCTCGATGCGGATTAGGATGGTCTCTCCCGTGGTGAGCGTCACCTCCTTCGCGTCTCCCAGGGCCCACGCCTGGGACGCCCTGCCGCTCTGCGCGACCGCGTTGATCTCCGCCCACGAGGCGGCGTAGAAGGCCGCGGAGGTTCTCGTCACCACCGCATTCGTCCGTCCTGTCATACCTTACTCCCCCTTGATAAATACGATACTGGCAACGGTAACCGTTGCCGTCGGCTTGACCCTGCAGTAGATATACACCCCGCCCGCATAGCTGTCGCTCACAGGGGCGAAGTTGCCGCTCACCGTGTCGGCGGCCCCGAAAGCCACGTCGGGCCGGTGGGAGGCGGTCACGCCCGTACAGGGTACGGCGGCACGGTAGCCGTACTCCTGGGCGCCGTAGGTGCCGTTTGCCGTCCACGCGGAGACGGCCACGCTCTTGCCCGTGAAGACCAGCGTCTCCGCCCCGGCCGGGTTGAGCAGCTGCCAATAGGTCCCGTCATAGCGCAGCAGCGCGCACATTCCCGCCCGGATCATCCCGCTCCTGACGGCCCCGCCGTTGGCCCGGATGCTCTTGGCGCCGGTGGAGTTGACGTTCAGCGTGGCCGCCGTGCTGGTGTTGGCGTAGGTGAACTTCACACAAACCACCGCCCCGCTGTCCAGGGTAAAGCCGGGAAGCGCCGCCGTCTTGGCCAGCGTCGCCGCCGCCGTCGCACAGGTTCCGTACTTGACCGCCTGTGTGTCCACAAACGCCCTGTTGGCGGCGTCCATCGGGAATTCGGGCGCCGATACATTTGTAATTTTGCTGTTTGCCGCGTCTATCTCGCTGCCCGGGCACAGGGAGAGTATCCCGCTGTCGCTGGAAATATAGGACTGCCCCAGCTCTAAGACGGCGCTTTCCGCCAGCTTCAGGTCCCCCGCCATGGTCCCGCCGCTCAGCGGCAAAAACGGTCCATCCTTCAAACTCACCAGCGCCGCGTAAAACGCCGCCTCGGTCCCCGTGTAGCCCGCGTCCACCGCCTGCTGATAGGCGCTCTTTCCCGCCGCGCCGTCCTTTCCCGCCGCGCCGGTATCTCCCTTGGGCCCCGCCGCGCCCTGGACGCCCTGGGGCCCCTGCTCGCCCTGGGGACCCTGCACGCCGGGGTCCCCCTTCAGTCCCTGGGGGCCCTGGGGTCCGGTATCTCCCTTGTCCCCCTTGGGGCCCTGGATGCCCTGGTCTCCCTTGGGCCCCTGTTCGCCGGGCAGGCCCTGGATGCCCTGGGGCCCCTTGGCCCCGGTATCCCCCTTGGGGCCGGCGGCCCCGGTATCCCCCTTCTCGCCCTTCGGGCCCTGGGGGCCCGTCAGGCCGATGGGCCCCTGAATCCCCTGCTCGCCCTGGGGTCCCTGGGGGCCCTCCGCCCCGGTATCACCCTTCGGCCCCTGGGGGCCTGTCAGGCCGGTGGGCCCGGCGGCCCCGGTATCGCCCTTGTCCCCCTTAGGTCCGGCGGGGCCGGTCAGGCCGATAGGCCCCTGAATCCCCCGCTCTCCCTGGGGTCCCTGGGGGCCCACCTCGCCCTGGGGTCCCTGGGGACCCTGAACCCCCTGGGGGCCACGGGGTCCCTCCGGCCCCTGGAGCGCCCCGATGCTCTGCCACGCCAGGTTCGCCTCGCTCCAGATATACAGCTCCCCGTTGGCCTCCACCTGGAACGCCCCGGCGGCCCCCTCCGGGAACGCCGCCTGGAGCCGGGCCAGGGTGGGGTACACGTCCTCAATCTCGAAGCTGCGCCCGTCCAGGCCCCGGTCCCCCTTGGGCCCCTGAATCCCCTGGGGACCCTGGGGTCCCGCCGGACCCTGGATGCCCTGGGCCCCTCTCGTGCCCTGGGGGCCCTGTAGCCCCTGGGGTCCGGCGGGTCCGGCCTCTCCGGTATCGCCCTTGTCCCCCTTGGGGCCGGTTTCGCCCCGCAGGCCCTGGGGACCCGCCGCGCCCTGGGGGCCCGGCTCGCCCTGGGGACCGGTGAGGCCCCTGGGACCCTGGAGGCCCTGGACGCCCTGGGGGCCCTGGGCGCCCTTTTCCCCCGCCGCGCCCGCGTCGCCCTTGTCGCCCTTGGGCCCCGCCTCGCCTCTGGGTCCCTGGGGGCCCATGACGCCCGCAGGACCCTGCTCGCCCTGGATGCCCTGGGGGCCCCGCGGTCCCTGGGGGCCCTCCAGGCCCCGTGGTCCCTGCTCCCCGGGGAGGCCCTGGAGTCCCTGGGGACCCTGGGCCCCCTCCGGTCCGGCCCCGCCCTTGAGGCCCTGGGGACCTTGCGGGCCCTGTACGCCCTGGAGCCCCTGGGACCCCTGGGGGCCGGGGTCTCCCTGCTTGCCCTGCACGCCCTGGGGGCCCTGGGGTCCTCTCACGTACACCGGCGCGGGCACCGCCCCCAGCTCCCCGGCGGCAAAGCTCATCAGTCCCGTGTTCTGGTCCACGCTGGGGATGACGGCCTGTCCCGTGGGGCCCCGCGCTCCCTGAATCCCCTGGGGGCCCCGCGCTCCCGTGTCCCCCTTCTCCCCCCTCGGCCCGGTGACGCCCCGCACGATGGTGACGCTCCCGTCGTCCTCCACCTCGCAGTTGGCAAACCGCATCCGGCTCCGCTGGGGCAGCGCCGCGCCGTCGCCGCCCAGTATCAGGTGCCCGCTGGACCCGGTGGCCTCCCACGTCCTGCCGTCCGCCGAGGTCTCCAGCACACGGTCCCCGTTCAGCCGCAGATATTTGAGCGCCGTCATATCGCCGCTGCGGACAATCGCCGGCACCCCGGCCGCCTCCAGCTCAGGCAGAAGCACCGTGTTCAGATAGGTCTGGAGGGCCTCGCCCCCCTCGTCGAATTTCTCCTTCAGCTCCGCGGGGGTCAGGCCCCCCACGTCGTTGGGCTCGTCGTCCAGCTTGGCGACGATTTTCATATCCTTCTCAAATTTGGTCAGCGCCATATCGTCCTCACAAACTCCTTTCCGCTCCATCCGCCTGTCGGCGGATATCCGCTCCATTGCGTTGCTCGTCCTCTCCCCACCCGATGCTACGCATCGTGCGTGGCCCCCCTCCTATTTCACATTGCCGGTATATCTCACCTGGAAATCCGCCGCCAGGATGGTGGCGGTGGCCGAGATGGAGCGGGAGGAGAAAATCAGCTTGTAGAACGTGAATTTCTTGACCTTCAGCCGCACCCGCGCCACCTGGGGATTCCGGTTGGTGCCGAAGCTCCAGTGGGCGAAGCTGGTGTTGAGGAAGGAGGACAGGCCCGAGGCCACCTCCTTCCGGATGTAGCTGGACTTCACGTTGGACTGGGCCGTCACCGTCACCCGGGCCTGGCTCTCCGGCTTGATGGACACCCACAGCACCGAGCCGTACTTGCGCCTCCAGTCCGTGGAGAAGTCCATGCTCCCGCTCTCCCAGTAGGCGTCGATGGGCTCCAGGGCATCGTTACGGTACTGCCGGGACAGGTGCATCACCCGCCCGTCCGGCGTCCCGAAATACAGTTTTCCGCCCACCTTCACCATGGCGGCCGCCGGGAAGTGGTCGTAGTAGTACCAGGTGTTGTTGGCGTAGTTGTGGATTAAGGCCCGCTCCCCGCAGACCACATAGTACTCCCGCTCCTCCTCGTCATCGAAGACGGCGGTCCGCTCCAGGTCGAATCCGGCCAGGGTCGCCTCCACCCGGTCGCTCAGCCGCTTGGCGTTGCGCTCGTCCCGGCTGGCTCCCACCGTCAGCGACCACTGGTACACCCCCCGCCCGAAGAGGGTCCGGGGGTCGTTGTCCACCAGCCGCGCCTGCCCCGGCGCGGCGCAGCCAATCTCCCGGTTGAGCGGATTGGCGTAGAACGCCGGGGCCGCGCTGCCGTCCGCCAGGGTGATGGAGGCGTACTGGCAGGAGTGGGCGCTGTCGGTCTTGAACACCAGCAGCCGGTCGTAGTGGCGGATCATCGCGGTGATGGGCGTGTTGGCGCTGTCCACCGCCATGACGTTCAGGTCCGGGAAGTACTCCGCGCAGGGCTGCCCCAGCTCGTCCAGCCCGGAGTAAACGGCCTCGTTGGTGCCGTCGCCGTAGAGGAATACCCGGCTGTCCGAAGCGCCGTTGTACATCTCGGCAAAGCGCATCCCCGCCACCTTTCCCCGGTCGCCGCTGCCCTTCCTCCAGGTGATGGTGACGGTGTTGACCCCCTTGGCCGGGGCGCTTGCAAAGGTGAGGCTTCCGGCCTTCAGGTCGGCGGTCCAGGAAATATCGGTCCCCTCCACGGCCAGCACCTCGTCAATCTCCCCCTCCACCAGGTGGAACACCTTGTCCTCCCCGTCCGGGGAGAACTGCTGCCGCCGCTTCCCGCTGAGCTTGTTCACGCTCTCCAGCAGCGTGCCGCCGCCGGAGGGGGCCGTGGCGGTGGCCACGATGGGCACATACCCCTCCACCGGCTCCGCCTGCCCTTCGCCGTCCCAGCAGTAGTACTCGCTCCCGGTCAGAAGATACACCTTCCTGGAAAACCCGAAAAAGGAGGTCTCCGCGTCCTCCACGGCCCCCAAGTCCGTCTTGGACCAATCGGCGGGGCGGACGTCCCAGAGCCGCCCGCCGCAGGCCGCCAGCAGGTGGAACGCGCCCGCCACGTACCCGGACCACACCCCGCGCACCGGATGCCCGTCCGCCAGCGTGACCATGGGCGCATAGCCGGGCCGCACCTGTAAATGATTTTCCCTTGTCACACGGAAGTTGCGCATCTCGGCCGCCTCGCCCATTTTCAGCCCCGTGTCCCCGTCCGGGCTCTCGTTGAGCCCCAGCCATTTCTGGACCGCGAACACCTTTGTATCATTTGTGGAATAAATCTGTGCCAAATTGTCTCACCTCACCATCTCGCAAACTGGCCCAGCTCAATCCCGCCGTACAGGTCCGTGATATCCTCGCTCCCGGCGGGCAGGCCCCGCCCGGCGGCGGCCAGCAGCTCCTCGTACCGCTGGCTGAAATAGCCCGCCACGTCCGGGTTCTCGTCCAGCAGCAGATGGGCCGCAAGTCCGTAAGGCAGTACGCCTTGACAGATTCCGTCGTCCAGGCCGATGGGTGACTCGAACTCCTCAATCCGGGGGCAGACCGGGCGCTTCCCCGGCTCCGCCTTATACGTATCGGAGGCGGGAAAGCACTCCACCCGCAGGATGTTGAGAATGGGGATGGCCCGGTTTTTGTACTCCTTGGTGTCCGAGGCGTCCGCCTTTCCCGTGGACTCGTTCACCTCGTCCATCAGGTGCATCGCCGTCTCGAATACCTCCTGCGCCGTTGTCGACATGTGTTCATCTCCAATCAAGTCTTGCATTTTGCAGTTATCGCGGTCTTACCGGGATGACCTTTTACGGCTGGGGGGTAAGGAGTACTCCTTACCCCCCATGTCGTTTAAGTGAAGGCTCCGCGAAAAATGCCGTTGGGCTTGCGTGGAACCCCAACCTGTCTTTTCGGCTCCATGAGGTCTTATCCCCCTATGCGCCTGCGCCCGGCGCTTCTCAAACCGTCTTGTCCGTCACCGCGGAGGCGTAGCCGGACTCGGTGCAGGCGTAAGCCCGCACCCTGTCGCCCGCGTGTACGTCCACGGCGGCGGAATAGACCTTCGCGCTGTCGCTGTAGCGGGGGTCGGAGCCGTCCAGCGTGTACCTGACGACCGCGCCGCCGGTGGCGCTTGCGATGGCGGCCTTGTTGTTCGCCACGGTGACGGTGGGCGCGGCGGTCACGGCGGAGGCGGCGGCGGCCACATAGATGCCGTCCGCCTTGGCGCCGATGACGAACGCGTCGTGGTAGATGCGCCCCTCCAGCAGATTGCCGCTCAGGCCGGGAGGGTCCTTGTGGATTTTGGCGTCCTGGAGCTTCACCGGGTCCACGGTGGAGCCCTTCCACTTCACCATGAAGTAGACGTCCGCGGGGAAATAGCTGTCGGGCACCCGCTTGACGGTCATGCCGTCCACCTCGCCCACCACGCCCTTGCTGAGGGCCTTCTCCCCCAGCCTGTCCACGCCGATGAACTGGTCGGACAGGGCCAGGAGCTTATAGTAGGTGTTGGGGAGGAAGAGGGTGCGGCCCGCGGCGGGCACCAGGCGGTTGTCCATCTCGGCGCCCGCGTCGAAGATGAGCTCCACAATGTTGGCCTTGGTGGGCGCGCCGCTCAGGCCCTTCACGATGCCCGCGCCCCTGGCCCACTTGTCGAAGCGGTATTTGTCGATGTAGGGGACCACCACCTGCTCGGTCTCCCGCTTCATAGCCCGGGCCGCGCCCTTGATGTTCATCTGGTCGGCCTGGTTGCCCTTGTCGATGGTCATGGCGAAGGACTTGTCGTCCCCCATCACCAGCTCCTGGACGGTGTCGCCCAGCTCCACGGGCTCGCCGTAGCGGTTGGCGCCGGTGCGGCTGTAGTTGTTGAGGGGCACCGTGTCCACGGTGAACACCCGCACGGTCTTGGCCCCGGAGAAGGAGTAGTCCTTCCCCGTGGCGCTGTCGGTCAGGGATTCCTTGAAAAAGCTCTCCGCCACCTTGGGCGAAAAGGCGGTTGCATAATTGATTGCAGACAT